ATGCCGGCATGGAAAATATACTGGGGTAGAGTATATGAAAACACGCCAATCATGACCTCATACACCGACTCCCCTCTGACCCGGCAGCACTCCCACAGCTTTGACCAAGGCAATCCGCTGGGTGAAAAAAACGCCAAGCTGGCCATGTTGCTGACGCTGGCCATGATGGTGCTGGAAATCACTGCAGGCTACTACTTCAACTCCATGGCCCTGCTGGCCGATGGCTGGCATATGAGTTCACACGCGCTGGCGCTGGGCCTGTCCGTCAGCGCCTATGCCGCTGCGCGCAAGCTGGCCAATGACAGACGTTTCAGCTTCGGTACCTGGAAGATAGAAATCCTGGCGGGCTACACCAGCGCCATCTGCCTGCTGCTGGTTGCCGGCCTGATGGCCTTTGAATCCGTACAACGCCTGCTCTCGCCTGCCGCCATTCACTATCAGCAAGCCATAGGCGTGGCAACTCTTGGCCTGCTGGTCAACCTGGCCTGCGCCTGGCTGCTCAAGGACGGGCACCACCATCACCACGGCCATGAGCACCACCACGACCATGCGCATGGCGACCTGAACCTGCGCTCCGCCTATCTGCACGTAATTGCAGACGCAGCCACATCAGTCATGGCCATCGCAGCGTTACTGGGCGGCATGCTCCTGGGCTTTGCCTGGCTGGATTCGGTCATGGGCCTGGTCGGCTCCGTGATGGTGGCAATGTGGGCCTTGGGCTTGCTGCGCGATAGCAGCCGCGTGCTGCTTGATGCCGAAATGGATGCTCCCGTCGTGGAAGAAGTGCGTGAAGCCATTGCACAAGGTCCGCAACCCGTCAACATCACCGACCTGCATGTCTGGCGCGTGGGCAAGAACCACTATGCCTGCATCATCGCAGTCGAGGGCGCAGCCACGGTCACACCCGACTACATTCGCCAGTTGCTGTCGGTACATGAAGAACTCACCCACGTCTCTGTCGAAGTCAACAGTACAGAGCTGACATAAATAAGTCGGTTGGAATCCGCAGGCTGGCAACACGGGTAGAATCCAGCGTCCCTCCCCGTAGTTCAATGGATAGAACGGTCGCCTCCTAAGCGACAGATACAGGTTCGATTCCTGTCGGGGGGACCAGTAACGCATTGATTTTTAATGAGTCCTGGTGGATACGGGACATAAGCGGGACATTTCCCGCTTTGCTCCTCAGACTTTGACAAACGCAGGCTGTCTTGAACGGCGCTGCGTTTTTTTTCGTCCCAACTTCTGCCCAGCTCTAGCAGTCATGCAGCCCTTGGGGCGGCGCCTGCATACGGCCCTGATACAAAAAAGATAGCGTTTGCTCACACAGTAGTCTGCGGAATATACTGTACACACATACAGTATCTGTTAGGTAGCTATGGCGGCAAAGAACTCAGCAAATGAGCAATTTCAGAATGAGATTGATGATGTGAGCGCATCTGTTCAGGCGCTTTGCGAACTGCTGGCCGCTGCTCAGAACGCCAAGGTAAGCGCAGCATGCGTGCATGCAATCCTCAAGCCCATGGCCCGCAGGCTGGATGTCGTCGCAAGCACTGCAGCAGATGCACAGCTTGTGCTTAAAACCTCGTAATTTCCCGTAATACAAAACGCAGCCCAAATGCCATGCATTGCGTGCATTGGTGCGGCTTTGAGGTAGGCCGACCGGGTAGTAATTTGCGCCCCACGAAGCGGGCAGGCGCGGCGGGGGCGTCATGGCGCGCCACGGGGTTGAGGGGGCGGCTTCGGGTCTGTCTTGCAGGCTTGGGTCATGGGTGAAACGGTGCCGGGAAGGCCCAGCTTGCGGCCTTGGCGTGCGCATATGGCCGCGCGAATAGTTGGCAAGGCACAGACGCAAAAAAGGGCGCAAATGCGCCCTGATGCTTTTAGAGTGAATCGGCTTTAAGTTTCGCTGCTCGTCCGGGGTGCGAACCTCACAATGTCCATGCCCGCCCATTCGTTGAATGTCTCAAACAGCCCTTGCAGTGGGACTATTTCATTCTCATGGAACACCTGCAGGGACTGGCTGGCATTACCGAAGCCGCCCGTATTGTTGGGGATGATGCCCAGCAGTCCAGGCGGAACGCGATGCGCGGCCAGCACATCGTCCTTGCTCGCGTTCTTGATCGCGCTGAAATCATCCTTGGCGGCAATCTCGCTCACGGGTATCAGCTTGAGGCCTTCGGGCTTGCCGCCCGGGGCGTGGACAAACAGATTGCGGAAGTTGCCCGGCCCCTTGGACTTGCGCAGCTGCTCGCGCAGCTTCTCCACATCCCCATTGCTCACCGCACTGTCGCTCAGGTACATGATGAAACCGGCGTGGCTGCCGTTCTCGTAGTAGCGGCGCCGGAAGACCGTGGCCGACTCATTCAACAGCGCCGACTGCAACGCGCTCAGGTACTCGGGCAGGCCGTACAGCTCCTGATTAATGTCTGGCTCGCGCAGATGGAAGACGGAGCCAGGCACAAACTCATGTTCTTCGCGCCAGTTGGGCACGTAGAAATACCGCTTCTCCTGACCCCGGCGCATGTACCGGCTCAGCGAATGTTCAAAGCGCATGGTGCGGCCGGACAAAGCGCGGCGGGCTTCAAGATAGCCATTGCCGAACACCAGAAAGTCCGTGGCCCAGGCCTTGAAGGTTTCGCGCGACATCATCGGATGGGTGATGAAGCTCGCCGTCAGCAGATTGCGTTTCAGGTAGATAGCAGAGCTGTGGTGCGGCGATGCCCGGAAAGCATCGGCCAACCCGTCGAGCGGAAATGGCGGCTCATACCAGCGGCCGTTAAACATCGCTTCCACATAGTCCAGCAGGCGCAGGCGGCTGACCGGCTCGGGGTCCCCGAAGGTGAAAACCTCTACCTGCCCTCCCTGTGTTTCAGCCTTGGCCATTGGGGTGGGATTCTTTTTGGTCATTCGTAAACCTCTACAGATGAGCTGCCGCCGTGGACATCCCCGGCGAGTGATTCGTTATCCAGTGCGTGCATCACCGCCCAGGCCAGATCGGCGTGGCCGATGTCGTCCGAGCGGCCAGACTGATAGGTGACATGGCGCTGGCTGGGCGTCAGCACCTTCTTGATGGCCATGAACGCGGCGGCCACATCGGTGCAGTCGGCGTCCATTTCCAGGCGGCCCTTGCTGATGACCTGTTTGGCCTTGAGCACCAGCCGCGCCTTGAGCGCCAAGTCATAGTGATAGGCACGCGCCTGCGGGTAGAACTTGATGACGTTCTGATAGACGCCCTGGCCCAAGCCCGTGGTGTCGATGCCCATGAACGTCACGTTGTATTGCACGGTGATGCTGCGTATGTACTCAGCCTGGGCCTCAAAATCAGCGCCCCGGAACTGCTGGCGGTGCAACAGACGGAACTTGCCGCCCGGCACCTTGGGTGGTGCAATCACCACCAGGGCGGCCGTGTCGCCGGTAAACGAGGGGTCATAGCCAACCCACACCGGCTGCCACGCAAATGGGCGCGCGGCGAGAGGCTTGAAGTCGTCGGCCCATGCCTCCCACGAATCCACCATGCACGCCTGCATCATCTGCAGCGTGAACTGTGAATTGCTGTCGTCGATGAATTCGCAACGGAAGAGGTTTGAAAATTCGTCGTCCGGGTACTCTTCCAGCAGCTCGGCCAGATCAAACAGATTGCAGCCCAGGCGCAGTGCGTCATCGATGGTCACGATGTGGCGGAATCGACCATCAGCACAGCGCAGGCCATTGGCCAGCGCCTTGTGGCTCAGGTCAATCTGCACATGTTTGGTCTTGTCCCGGCCCCGGTTGCGGTCCTCGCCGGTCCAGAACGAATAGGCCTCATGGCTCTTTGCCGATGGCGTGCTGAAATACGTCTTGCGCCAATGCTTATGCGTGGCCATTGCGCTGGCCACCTTGTTGAGTTCCTTGAAATTGCCCGTCCAAAAGAACTCATCGAAATAGAAATCCCCGCTGCGGCCCTGGGCCGTCTTGGCATTGGTGCCCAAGAAATGCAGCTCGGCGCCATTCCACAGCACCATGGGATCGCCGCCCAGGTCTACCCCCACTTCATTGGCAAAAGCCACCATGTAGTTTTTGAACTGGTGCGCCTGGGCCTTGGATGCGGACAGAAAAATCTGATTGCGCCCTTCGAGCACCGCACGAATCAAGGCTTCGCGGGCAAAGTAGAAGGTTGCCCCAATCTGGCGCGACTTGAGCAGAATGCGCGTGCGCTCCTTCTGGGCCTCAAACCATCGGTTCTGATACCCAAAATTTCCCGCGTGGAATATCTCAAGCAGCTGCTCTGTCTGCTCGGGCGTGAACTCGTTGCGCTTGGGTTTGCGCTTGGGGGCGGCATTGCGGCGGCCAATGTTGGGGTTTAGGTCCCCTTCCTTGCCGGTTTCTTGGTAGCGCTCCACCCGTGCGGTGCGCTCCAGCTGGCGGCCGAGAAGGTCAATTTCCTTGAAGTCGCCGCCCGTCTTCTCGTCCTTCATGATGAGCTGCACCATGCGCAGCTCAAGCGCGCCGTTCACGCGATCGAGCGGCGTGAACTTGTCCCACTCTTCCGCATCGCGCCAGCCGTAAAGCGTGGTTGCCGGAACGCCCAGCTTTTCCGCTATCAGTTTGGGCCGCCAGCCTTGCCAGTAAAGATACCGCGCCACCTGTTTGGGCTGCGAGCTATTGGCCAGCACTGCCGCCTGCATGGCGCTTCCTTGCTCTTGAGCCTGGGCGAGCACGAGCGCGCCGAAATCAGCGTCCTTCTGTTTGGTGGCTTTGGCCTGTGGCTGCTCGCCCGCAGCAAATGGGGCGCAGTCCTCCCCGGTCGGTTTCTTTCGTGCCATGGCAGGCAGTTTTCCGGGCGGTCACCAACTAAACCAGCACGCGATTACGTCCACCGCGCCGCCACAACGACACCCGCGTGACGCAGCGCAGGCCGCTGGACACCATGAGAACTCACCGCTAACTCATCGCCGGACACCGGCAAACCCATCAGCGAGGCTCATCCATCCATGTCCAAGAAATCCCGCTTCTTCCGCGTCGCCGTCGAAGGCGCCACCTCTGACGGCCGTACCATCGACCGCGACTGGCTGCTGCAGATCGCCAAGCGCTACAACCCTCAGGTTTACGGCGCTCGCGTCAACATGGAGCACATCCGCGGCTATGGCCCGAACAGCGACTTCCGCGCCTATGGCGATGTGCTGGCCGTCAAGACCGAAGAGGTGGACATCGGCGGCCAGAAAAAGCTGGCTCTGCTCGCCCAGATCGATGCCACTGATGAACTGGTCGAGCTCAACAAGCGCCGCCAGAAGCTCTACACCTCTATCGAGGTGCGCCCCAGCTTTGCCGATACCGGCGAGGCCTATTTGGTCGGTCTGGCCGTCACCGACAACCCCGCCAGCCTGGGCACCGAAATGCTGGAGTTCGCTGCCAAGAACCCGGACGCCAACCCCTTCAAACACCGCAAGGAACAACCCGACGATGTGTTTTCCGTGGCCGAGCCTCTGACTCTGGAGCTGGAAGACGAAAGCGCCGGCATCGTGGCCAGCTTCAAGGCCAGCATTGCCGCCGCCGTGGCCAAGTTCACCGGCAAAGAAGTCACCGATGACGCCCGTTTTGCAGCTGTGGCTGATGGCTTTGGCCAGCTGGGCGACAACTTCTCCAAGCATGTCCAGGCCGCACAAGCCTCCCAGGCCAAGACCGACCAATCGCTGCAAGCCATGAGCGCGGACATCGACAAGCTCAAGCAGCAGTTCGCCAAGCTGGACAACACCGAAGCCCCCAACCGCCGCCCCGTGGCCAGCGGTGGCGCCGGTCAGCAACAGACCGACTTCTAAGCCATCAACGCCCCATTCCGTCCCACTTCAAGGAACCATTCATGCGCAACGAAAGCCGCCAAAGCTATAACGAATTTCTCGGCCGTGTGGCCCAACTCAATGGCGTCAGCACTGCCGACACCGACAAGGCCTTTGCCGTCGCCCCCAGCGTCCAGCAGAAGCTGGAAAACGCCATGCAGGAGTCCAGCGAATTCCTGCAGCGCATCAACATCGTCCCCGTGGATGAGATGCAAGGCGAAAAGCTCGGCCTGTCCCTGTCCGGCCCCATCGCCAGCCGCACCAACACCGCCGACAAGGACCGCCAGACGCGCGACCTGACTAGCATTAGCGCGCGCGGCTACCACTGCCAGCAGACGAACTATGACTCGCACCTGAAATACTCCCTGATTGACGCCTGGGCGAAGTTCCCCGACTTCCAGGTCCGCGTGGCACGCATGCTCGCCCACCGTCAAGCGCTGGACCGCATGTGCATCGGCTTCAACGGCGTATCCATCTCGCCGGATACCAACCTTGCGGCCAACCCCTTGCTGCAGGACGTGAACAAGGGCTGGCTGCAAAAACTGCGCGAAGAAGCGCCCGAGAACGTCATGCACGAAGGCAAGGTGGCGGGCAAGATCGTCATCGGCCCTACAGGCGATTTCAAGAATCTGGACGCGGCCGTCTTTGATGCCAAGCAGTTGCTGTCCCCCTGGCATCGCAACAATCCCCAGCTGGTCTGCATCCTGGGTGACAAGCTGCTGCACGACAAGTATTTCCCTCTGGTCAATACCACCCAGGCACCCAGCGAAACCCTGGCGGCAGACATCGTTATCAGTCAGAAGCGCGTGGGCGGTCTGCAGGCCGTGCAAGTGCCGTTCTTCCCCGAGAACGGCATGCTCATCACCACGCTGGACAACCTGTCCGTGTACTGGCAGCGCGGCGGCCGTCGCCGCTACATCGTGGAGAACCCCAAGCGCAACCGCGTGGAGGACTACCAGTCCAGCAATGACGACTACGTAGTGGAAGACATCGGCCTCGCGTCCATGGTCGAAAACATCGAGATCGTCGAGGCCTAAGCCAAGCCGGGCCGCCGTCAGTCCGCATCAGACGGCGGCCTCTCTCCGCAACTACCGGAAATCGCATCATGCAACTCACCCCCGCACAGCGTCACCGCGCCCGCGTGCTGGCTGCGAAAGCTCAGGCCGAAAGTCCGTTCGGCATCGAGGTCCAGGGCAGCGAATACGAGCTGATGATGGCCAAGCTGGCCACCGACAAGCGCACGCTCAAAAACATGGAATCGGTGCAGCTCAAGCGCAAGGCCAAGGCCGCCATGCTGCCCGACTACCTGCCCTGGATCGATGGCGCATTGACCAATGGCAAGGGCGCAAAGGATTTTGTTTTCACCACCACAATGGTCTGGGCCATTGACGCCGGGGCTTACGGCCTGGCATTGCGCATGGCTGCCTATGCCGTTCAGCACAACCTGCCCCTGCCAGACCAGTACCACCGCAGCACGGCCGCCCTGCTCATGGATGAGTTTGCGGGCGCCTACCTGGGTGGACAGTGGAGCCCCATCAAGCCAGACGCCAGCGGCATGGTGCCGGACGACACCCACCCGGCCGAGCACCTGACGGCTGTGGATGGCATCACTCAAAGCCTGGACGCCCCCGACCAAGCCCGCGCCAAGCTCTACAAGGCCACGGCCTACGCCATGTTGGGCAAGGTCCAGACCGCCGAGGAACCGGCGCTGGACGACATCCCCCAGGAAACCCTGGGCGGCGTCCAGGCGCTGCTGGCCCAGGCTCTCAAGTTGGACGCGCAGAGCGGCGTCAAAAAGGACATGGAACGCATCGAGCGCAAGCTGCGCGCCCTGGCGGCACCACCCCAGGCCGATGGCGCGACGGCACCCGCTGCACCAGCAGTTGCAACTGCCACCGCTGCCCCTGTACCACGCAAGCGAGCCGCTCCTGCCAAGCCCGCAGTCAAGGGCAAGCGCTAAACCCACCGAGCACAGCCCCCGTGCTGGGCGGCTCGCAGGGCCGCGCGAAGGCTTCGGCCTACCGCAACGCCCTGCGACCACCGCCCACTACGTTGGCACCACACCAGCCCAGCACCATGACCATGATTGCCAACACGCCGCCCATCATCGTGACCGACCCGCCCAGCAAGCCGCCCATCACGGGCGTGCTGGACGCTGGCAGCTTCTGGCCCCATATCGACCTAGCCAAGCTGCGCGACAGCGTGGATGTGGACGGCTCCGTGACTGCTGCCCGCCTCACCCACGCCGCCGCCAACGCCCTGGCCAGCGTCATAAAAGACCTGAGCAATTGGGCTGCCGCGCAAGCTGCTGCAGGGTTCGATGCGCTTTCCTCTGTCCCGGCCATCGCCATCAATGGCACCAGCGTCAACGTGCTGTGCTTTGAGCGTGCTGTCTACGCCTACGCCAAGGCCGACCTGATCGAGCGCTATGCCGGCGCCGACGCCACCGGCCGCACCGAGCCCGGCGATGAGCGCCGCGAGCTGCAGGCCAGTGACTACCGTGCGGACGCCTTGCGCGCCGTGCGCGACATCCTGGGCGTGGCCCGCATGGAATCGGAGCTGATCTAGCCATGACCATCACCGTCCAGGCACAGCAAGGGGACACCGTGGACATGCTTTGTCTGCGCCACCTGGGCACCACTGCAGGGGTGACAGAAGCCACCTATGCATTGAACCCAGGCCTTGCTGCACTTGGTCCTGTTCTGCCCCTGGGTCGGCGGGTCATCCTGCCCGACCCGCCCACCGCCCCCACCGCACCAAAAACCATTTCCCTGTGGGACTGACGCCTGCTCAACCAAACCACTTCACTGCCATGTCTGAACCCACCTCTGCTGTCGGCACCTTCGCGGGCTACAAGCTCGCCCTCTTCTCCCTGCCGGTCATTGCCAGCTTGATTGCCTTCTGGCTGGGTCTGCGTTTCGTGCCGCTTCGCAGCACCGACCCGCGCGGCGACCTACTCAACCGCGTCCTGGCCTGCTTGGTCAGCGGCTTTTTGCTGGGCGTGCCTGCGCTGGTGCTGCTCATGCAGCACTGGCCAGGGGTCTTTGAGGCTGGGATGCGACTCGCCACCATGGCAGCCGTGCCGTCCATTGCGGGCTTTTTCATCATCACCGGCTGCGTGCTGGTGGTCTGCTCCATCCCTGGCCCATGGATAGTGGCGGGCGTCTTCCTCTGGCTCAAGCGCAGCGAAGGCCAGACCATCACCGAAATGGCAGACCAGCTGCGCGGCGACATTGCAGGCCACGGCACAGCAGGCCGCAAGGGAGGTGTCGAATGAGCGCCGTTACCTACATCAATGAATTAATCGAGCGCGAGGGCGGCTATGTCAACGACCCCAAGGACTCGGGCGGGGAAACAAAATACGGCATCACCGTGGCCACAGCTCGCGCCTATGGCTACACCGGCCCCATGCGTGACCTGCCTCACGCCACGGCGCAAACCATCTACCTGCGCCGCTATTGGGTGGAGCCTAAGTTTCATCTGGTCGATGAGGTTTACCCGGCGCTTGCTGAATGCCTGCTGGACTTCGGCGTCCTTGCCGGTCAGAAGACTGCCGCAGCTCAGTTGCAGCGAGCGCTGAATGTGCTCAACCGCCAGCAGGCCGACTATGACGACCTGGAGGATGATGGCCGAATCGGCACCATCACCCTGGCGGCCCTGCGTGCCTTTCTCAAGAAGCGCGGGCGTGAAGGCGGCGGCGTGCTCTTTGGCATGGTCGTTGCCCGCCAGTCCGTGTATCTGCAAGAGCTGGCCGAGCGCCGGCCCAAAGATGAGGCCTTTCAATACGGCTGGCAGCTCAATCGCGCCCTGGGTGAATTCCTGGGCGGCAAACCATTCCTGCCAGCATGACGCCCGCCAGCATCATTGTCACCCTCACCCGGCTGGTCGTCCCCATCGCCGTTCTGCTCCTGCTCTACGCCGTGGACCAGCGCGCGGAAGAACGGGGCATGCAAAAAGCCCAGGCCCAGCACAGCGCCGCCGCTGTCAAGCGCCTGGAGTTTTCCATCGAGCGCAGCGGCCAGCTGGCCGGGCAACTCGGCCAGCTTCTGGACCGCAACCAACTGGACAAAGCCAATGCTCAAAAAGCCTTTGAACGCCTTGACGCTGACCTGCGCAGCGGCGCTCTGCGCCTGTCAGTCCGCACCACCGCCCAGACCGGAGGCAATCACAGTGCCGCCGCTGGGCCTGTCCAAGCGAGAGCCGATATTGACCCAGAGGATGCTACAGCTCTTGTCCGCATCACCGATGACGGCGACAACGCAATCCGCGACCTCAATACCTGCATCGACGGATACAACAAAGTAATGCGCCAAGCCAACGGGGGCCAGCCATGAAAAAACCGCAATCCCTGCGCAACTTCATTGCCGGCTCCATCCCTGAGCTGCAGATCGACCCGCAGCGGCTCAAGATGTTTGTGGAGTCCGGCAACATCGTTGCGCGCAGCGGTGAAACGCTTTCCTTTGAATACCGCTTCACGGTGCGCCTCATCATGCTGGACTTCGCGGGCAATATGGATCTGTTCGCCGTCCCCATCTTGGCCTGGCTCAGCACCTACCAGCCCGACCTGCTGCAGAACAAGGAAAGGGCCGCCAAGGGTCTGCGCTTTGATGTGGAAGTCCTGGCCAACGACAAGGTGGACCTTGTGATCGAGGTGGACTTGAGCGAGGCTGTCATCGTCAAGGAAGACAAGGACGAACACGGCCGCCAACGCCTGACCGCAGAGCACAAGGGCGAAATCTACAGCCCCAAGCCCTATGCAACCGGCGACTACACCCTCTATCTGGGCGACAAGATCGGCGCAGAGTGGCACCAGACCCAGGGGATTGAATAATGGCCGATGCCCTGGAACAGCTCGCGCAGTGGGCCACGCCACTGCTGCAGCGCATGGAGCCAGCGGGCCGCAAGGCCGCCATGCTGGAGGTGGCCAACTATCTGCGCAAGAGTCAGGCCCAGCGCATTGCTGACCAGCGCAACCCGGACGGCTCGCCCTATGAGCCACGGCGCCCGCGTGAACAGCTGGCCAAGAGACAGGGCGCCATTCGGGCGGAAATGTTCATGGGGCTGCGCAAGGCCCGCAACCTGCAGCGCAAAGCCACGGCGGACGCTGCAAGCGTGGCATTCAATCCCCGTGTGTCCTATGTGGCCCGCGTCCATCACTATGGCCTGCGCGACAAGGTGGACCGCCGCGACCGCAACAGCCCTGTGGTGAAGTATGCAAGCCGCGAGCTGCTGGGCTACACACAGCAGGAAATCAAGGACATCGAGGACATCCTGCTGCAGCACACGATTTAAACCATTTGGCCGCTAACGGCCATGAGCAGTCATCGGAGCTCGTCAAATGTCGTGGCAGCATTGAAGCTCAAGGCACATTGACACCGCTTCAATCGAATAGCCAAAAATATGCGCCCGAAGCGGCACATGCCAAAGCCATTACTAAGAAAACCCAGTGCAAGCCGGGAATGCCTTCGGCCCCTGTGTACTTGTGGGAGTGTGAAGCTCCTTGTTCTCTCACTGACAAGGGGTCGACTCCCACAGCTCTGCCAGACGCGGGGGAGACAGCCCAAACTCGATGATTCACCGAATGGTGAAACTGAAATGCGTCGTAGGCCAAATATCCAAAAAAGATTGCGAGTGCAAAGAACCAGAGTGGCGACATCCGAAGCCTCGGTTGTTATGGAGGTGACTTGGCCATTATTGGCTCAAGCCCCAAGAGTTTGTTAGAGCTTTGGAAGGTAGCTGCACGCCACAGTTAACCAATGTCTCTTTTGGGTCGTTAGCAGTACTTCGTAGACGGATGCAAATGGTCAGATGAAGCGCTTGGCGCTTACTTTGCGTACTCATCGCCGCCACAACGGCCACCGCTCGCGCGCCCGCGCACGGCCCGGCACAGTCGGCGCATGAATTCCGATCCGGCCCTCGCCATTGGCGACATGCAGCGTTTGCTGCACAACATGATCCGCGTGGGGAGCATCCATTCCGTTGACCACGGCGGCCCCGACAAGCCCGCGCTGGTGCGTGTCTCCTTGGGTGAGCTGGTCACCGACTGGCGCCCTTACCACGAAGCCCGCGCAGGCGGCACCACCACATGGAACCCGCCCACCGTGGGTGAACAGGCCACCGTGCTATCCCCCAGCGGTGACCTGGGCGCAGCCGTGGTCATCGTCGGGCTCAACAGCACCGGCAAGCCAGCGCCCAGCAGCGACCCCAATAAGACCATCACCAAATACCCTGACGGCGCCGTGATCGAGTACGACCACGCTGCCCATGCTCTCGTGGCCACGCTGCCGGGCGGTGGCACCGCCAAGCTGGTGGCGCCGGATAGCGTCACCATCGACAGCCCTCAGGTAACGATGACAGGCCACTGCCTCGTCAAAGGCTCTTTGACTTACCAGGGCGGCATGCGTGGCAGCGGGACTGCCGAGGGTGCCAACGGTGCGGCGGAAATCCAGGGCACGCTGCGCACAACTCAGGACGTAATTGCAAACGGCATCAGCCTGACCGGCCACGACCACGGCAACGTCCAAAACGGCAATGGAAGAACCAGCCAGCCCGGTGGAGGCTACGCATGATGAACGTCAAAACGGGCCGCCGCCTGGAATATTCGGCCCACATCAGCCAGTCCATCACGGACATTCTCACCACGCCCATCGGCTCGCGCCTCATGCGCCGGGGCTACGGCAGTTTCATCCCTCAGCTCATTGACCAGCCTATGACAGACGCCAATATCCTGCGGCTGCAGGCGGCCACTGCCCAGGCCATCATGAAACATGAGCCACGCACCCGCCTGACCCGTGCTGCGCTGGCTTTTGATGCCAGTGGCCGCGCCGTGATGCAGATCGAGCGCAAAGACCGAGGGCAGGCATCCACGCGCCGCCAGAACATCAGCATTCATCCGGGGGCAGGCACATGAGCAATGCCCAGATCATTGATATGAGCAAGCTGCCGGCGCCCGATGTGGTCGTGGTGCCGGAGTTTGAAACCATCCTTTCCGCCCTCAAGACCGACCTAGTGGCGGCCATGCCTGCAGACCTGCGCCCAGATGTCACCGACACCCTGGCCCTGGAGTCCGAGCCGCTGACCAAGTGGCTGGAGCGCTTGGCGTATCTGCTGGTTGTCGAGCGCAGCGACCGCAACGACAGCGCCCACGCCGTCATGCTGGCTTATGCCCGTGGCAGCGACCTGGACCAGCTCGGTGCCTTCTTTGGCGTCGTGCGCTTGGTCATCACCCCAGCCAATCCCGCAGCCATCCCCCCCATTGCGGCGGTGCTGGAAGACGATGACACATTCCGCGCTCGCATCCAGCTGGCACCACGCGGCTACAGCGTGGCCGGGCCTGTGGGTGCTTATGTCTTCCATGCCAAAACCGCAGACGGTCAAGTCTTGGACGCGGCGGCCACCAGCCCCACGCCGGGCCGTGTCGTGGTTTCCGTCCTCTCCCGTGTGGGCAGCGGCGTGCCCAGCCAAGCGCTGCTCAATACCGTGGCAGCCGCTGTCAATGCCGATGACATCCGCCCGCTCACGGACGAGGTGATCGTCCAGGCTGCAGGCATCGTCAATTACCAGATCACCGGCAAGATTTACACCTTGCCGGGGCCGGATTCGTCCAGCGTCCTGACCACTGCACAGCAGCGCATTGCAGCCTATGCCGAATCCATGCACCGCATTGGACGGCGCCCCACCCTATCCGGCATCTATGCCGCCATGCACATCGAGGGCGTGGACAGGGTAGAGCTGACCAGCCCTGCAGCCGATGTTGCCGTGGGTGAAACCCAGGCCAGCTGGTGTACCGCCATCAACGTGACGCACGGGGGCATCGTTGGCTGATTCACTGCTACCACCCAATGCCACGCCGCTGGACCGGGCCGCCGAGTCGGTCATGGTCAAGCACTTTGACGCTATCGACCAGCCGCACCGCGCGCTCTGGAACCCCGACACCTGCCCGCTGGAGCTTCTGCCCTGGCTCGCTTGGACCATGGGCGTGGAGGCATGGCGCAGCGAGTGGCCCGAAGCCATCAAACGGGCGCTGGTGCGCAATGCCATTCAGGTCCAGCGACAACGCGGCACCCTCAAGAGCGTGCGTGACACCGTGGCCAGCTTCGGCGGTGCCATCAGCATCCGGGAATGGTGGCAGACCGCGCCCAAAGGAGCGCCGCACACCTTTGAGTTGGTTTTCACCATGACCGGCCAGGACGGCGAGCAAGCCAGCGCCGCATTCGTGCAGGACGTTATGGCCGAAGTCTCGCGCGTCAAGCCGCTGCGCTCCCATTTCACCTTCATCCAGGGTCTCAACGCCCAGGCATCCATCCAGCTCGCATGCGTGGGCAGGCCCGTGGCGTACACGCGGCTTGACATGAATGTGGGTTGACCTCAAGGCAACCATCACCGCACCCTATGGCCATCATCTTCAAACTCACCACTGCAGGGCGGCAGGCGCTTGTGAACGCCGCCCAGAATGGGACCTTGGCGCGCACCTTGGTCAGCGTCGGCGTGACTGCCACAGCCTTCACGCCCACTGCGACATTGACCGCCATCCCCAACGAAATCAAACGCATCACCACCATTGCTGGGGATGTGGTGGCAAAGGACACCATCCACGTCACCATCCGCGACGATGGAAACCAGACCTATACTGTGCGCGGCCTAGGCCTGTACCTCGATAACGGCGTGCTGCTGGGCACCTACAGCCAGGCCGCCGTGATTCTGGAAAAGTCGTCTGCGTCCATCTTCCTGCTGTCCACCGATCTGCGCGTGCTGGACGGCTCCGTGAACATCAGCACGCTGCAGTTTGGGGAAACCAATTTCATCAACCCACCGGCGACCACTGACCGCCAGGGCGTGGTGGAGCTGGCCACCGAAGCCGAAGCCAATGGGCTGGCAGATGCCGTGCGGGCACTCACGGCGGCCAGCGTCAAGACCCTGTTCAACGCACGGGCCTTGGCCGCCACGGTCATCACGGCAGGCGTAGGCCTTACGGGCGGTGGCAGCCTTGCCGCCAATCGCACCATCACCCTGGCCAACACGGCAGTGACGGCAGGCAACTACGGCAGCGCCACGGCAGCTCCCACCTTCACCGTCGATGCCCAGGGGCGGCTGACGGCGGCCGGCACTGTGACCGTCACCCCTGCCTGGGGCAGCGTCACCGGAAAGCCCACCACCTTGGCGGGCTACGGCATCACGGACGGCGCCCTGGCTGCGCGCAACATCGTGGCGGGCAATGGCCTGACGGGTGGCGGCAACCTCACGGCAGACCGCACGCTGACCCTGGGAACCCCCAGCACGCTGACGGGCGCCACCACCAATGCAGCTACGGCCACCAGCCACACTCATCTGGTCAGCCTGAACGTGGCAGACCTGGGCGACGGCGCTGCCGTCACCATGGCATCAGCCCTGGGAGCCGGTGTGGACCTCAACACAGTGACGGCCAGAGGCATCTATACGCAAAGCAGCAATAACAACGCTGCGAGCGGCAGCAATTACCCGGTGCCTGGTTTGGCTGGCACCCTGCTGGTCATTGGGGACGGTGCATCCATCAGCACTCAGACCTATACCCACTACTACAACGGCGACCAGTGGACCCGCTCTCGCCTCAACGATAAATGGAGTGCATGGCGCAAGAGCGTGACGGATGAGCGCACCATTGCCACAGGCACCGGCCTGACGGGCGGCGGCGACCTCTCGGACAATCGCACCATTGCCCTGGCCAACACGGCAGTGACGGCTGGCAACTACGGCAGCGCCACGGCGGCGCCCACCTTCACCGTCGATGCCCAGGGTCGGCTGACGGCTGCCGGTAGCGTCACCGTCACCCCAGCCTGGGGCAGTGTCACCGGCAAGCCCACCACGCTGGCGGGCTATGGCATCACGGATGCGGCTCTAGCCGCTCGCACCATTACGGCAGGCACAGGCCTAACGGGCGGCGGCAATCTGACCGCAAACCGCACCATTGCCCTGGCCAACACGGCAGTGACGGCGGGCAGCTATGGCAGCGCCACG